TCTATTTAAAGCAATTGTATTTTTCAAAACCCCGTGAATTTTCTATCATTTATATATATTATACAACATCATTTTCATCTTTCTGTTCGTTTCAATCTTTATCAAGATTTTCATATTTACTTTTTTTATGTTCGATCACAAACTTTCTTTCTCAATTGTCATTTACTTCTCATTCAAGAGTTTGAATGTCTTTCCATCAGAAATTTTTCAATGCAAAAATCGCTCATGTAGCGTTTCAAGATTGAAGCTGCTTTTCATAAGTATTCTCAATAAAAGTTCTTGCTCTTCTTACTGTGTGCCTAAACTCTTCTTTTTTCTCGTACTTATAGAATGAACTTCTATCTGCAAAACCCAAATAAAGAACAAGTCATGTAATCGTTAAAACGGGAACTTCTTTGACATCATAATATGTTTTAATATTCATTTTATCAATATTGCTGCTCAAATATTCTTGAATCTGTTTTTGCATATCTTCTGCCTTTTCAAACTTTGGAGGTCTTCATGTTCAAAATTTATATTCCATAAAAAAAGAGTTAGTAAATATTTATTTCTAACTCATATTATTCTCTTTGTTGAAAAATGCAACAATTATGATTCATTGAAAGATATATCGGCAATCTCTCATGTTTCCATTTTAACTTTCATTTGATCCTTTTTCAAGATTGTTATTGTTCAACGCCTTATTTCTCAATTAAAATGCAAATGAACTTTTGATCTCACCTTGAATCATTGTTTTCTCAATTCTTTTCAATTCATAATTATTATTTATAAATTATTATTCATATATATTTCAAACTACTTCAAATACTGAACTCATATCACTTGTAAGATAATAATTTTTTGTAGGATCACAATATCAACATGCTTCATGAAATTCAATTGAATATATTAGTCCTCATTGACTATCATCTGAAACAATATCTCATTCATATATCTCAACTCAATTCTTGTCTTTAACTCATGTATATTGCATAAGATTCATTCACGCTGAAATCCCGTCTTCAAAATGTCTCCAATCTTCATATCATTTTCATTCACAAACAATTCAACATTGAATGATTTTTTGTCAATCCCACGCTTTGAACTTTATTTCTCTTTCCATAAATTCATAAATTAAAAAATATTATTTTCTTTTTTTCCTCCTTTTCATTTCATCAATTTTCTCTTGTCTTGTCATGCGTCTTTTTCTTTTTGATTTCGTAGGCTTTAAAAGTTCAATTCACATATTATAGTTTTTTAGTTATAAAACATATTTGATCATATTGATTTCAAAACACTTCTTTATATTCTTTCTCATATCAAGTTGCGTCTATATATGGAGACATTGTTCTTGTCGGAATATTTTTCAAATTTTCTCTTGCTTCTCTCATAACTTTCAAGCAATTTTCTCTATTTAAAATAATAACTTTACACATATTATTAAAAATTATCAATTACAAATTGTATATGCTTCAAGGTTTTTATATTATAGAATCATTCATAATGATCTCACATGTCAATCACGCAATTTTCAAGCTCTGAATTATATTTTCATAATCTTTCACATACCTCAATGAATTCAATTTCATTTTTTGCGTTCTCAATATCTGTATATTTTCAAATTGAACATCATATTCATAAAATAATAAATATAATCAAACATGCAGTAATTATTGTTTTTAATATTTCTTTCATAACAATTCTTTAAAATATAAATCAAACTCTTTTTCAACTTCTCATTCATCTTCAAGCAAAAAGATCAGTTCTTCTGCGTTGATTGTATCTGATATAAATAAATCAAACAAAAATTCATCTGCATAAGTGTTTCAATAAAATCATAATAAAATGATTGTGATTAATATTCTCATTTATATAAAATTAAAAAATATTATTTATGTTGCATTCAATTTTCTTCTAATGAACACATTTTTCAAACACGGATCTTGTTTTTCAACATCAAATCCCGAAGTTCTTCTTGAAATACTTCTCTTGCTTCGTCATTCAAATGAAGATCTTTCAAAATCCATTGTGTATGTTTTGCTTTTGAATAATCCGGTCAGAAGTCTTTTGCGTCAATAGTGTCTATATGCAAATTTTTCATGATCTTGTTTTAAATTATAAAAATTTTTTGATTTCTTTTTCAAACTCTGTGTAAAAATATGCAATCTGAACTATTACAAACCATATATAAAATAAAACTCTTAAAAAACTCCATTCATCGAGAAAATTCATTTCAAGATTTGAAACAAGATCAAGTCATAATAAAACCAATAAAACCGGTCACAATAAAACTCATGTAATAAATAAATATTTAATTATTCACAAAAACAATTTTTTTAATGCTGACATAAATCCAAAATTAAGAATTAAAAGTAATATAATTATAATGTTTTATTTATTTTTTGCAACTATTTTTTGGACTTTTCGTCCATTTCTAAAATATAGTCAATAACTTCTTTAAGCTCACAAGTAAGAATGAAAGTTCAAAAATTTTTCAATATTTTTTGTTTATATTTGATTTGATACTCCTCCCTTTTATAAGATTTCGGAATCTTTTCTCATGAATAAAATCTCTTTTCTTGCTTCAACCAATGACCAATTTCTTTTTGATCTTTTTTCACTTCGATTCAAATATATTCTCATCTATAAAAACAAGTTATGTCACAAGCTCATTCACTTTGAAGAGTCATCATGTGTTTATATTTTCATTTAGCAATCAAAACTTTTCAACCTTGCAGCTTTTCAACAACAGCTCATCTTAATTTTAAATATTCATAAATAGCGTTTTCAATGTCTTTTTCTTTCATTTATTCAACATAAGAAGATAAATTTTTCACATCTATTGTTTCACCACTTTCAATCTTTATTTTTAAAATAGGCTTGATTTTCAATTCACAAATTTCTTGATCCATGTCATTGTGACAAGTTTCGCTGCATACAATCGCAATATTGTTCTTAAACATCGCTAAATGCTTGAATAATACATCTCCTTTCGCCAATATGTGAGCAAATGCGACACGATTATCAACAAAATCTTGATCAATATTGAATTTATTTCAACAATACATACACTCTCAATCTCAATATTTGTCAAAATGTCACCCCGCCAAATTTGCATAATGTTGCAATAAAGATCCTCTTTCTCTTTTTTCTTTCGCTTTTTTGTCTGAAACAGCCTTGATCGGAGTTGGAGCTTTTTCTTTTCTTGTTTTTTTAGATAATTTATCTGCATTAAATTTTTTTACATTACACGCACACTTTGATTTTAATTCAAGTTTCAGCATTCAACATTTTTTGCAATTAATCATTTTTATAATTCATAAATAAATAAAATCCTTTTAAAATATAAATCAGTTTTTATATATTGCGGCTTTTCTGGAATAGGTATTCATTTTAATCATACTTTTAGAGTTCAATAATATTTCATTGTTACTTCAATAAAATGAAAATCTTTTCAACAAAAAGGCATTTTCTCAACTTGAACTTGGTCTCTGATTTTTTCTTTTATTTCTGCTCTTGATTCTTTCACTTCAATCTCTGTTCATTCATTTAATAATATTTTTGTTCTCATTTTTCTTAAAATTATAATATAAATTATTCGAAATTTTCATTCCATTCATATTGAGTCAATCATTTTCAATATTCTTTTTGTAAATCTGAAACACTCGGAATTTCTGAAATATAAATTCTCTTTTCACTCATGACGCGTCTTCACTCTTCTCATTCTTGCTTTGTTGGATCTGTTTCATAATATTCAGCAACATTCCATTTTCAAGACAAAAATTGTGATACAGTTTTTCTCGGCACTCAATAAACTCATTGTCAAAAGTCTCAATTTTTATATAACAAGCCAAATCTTACAAGATGATTGACAACTCAATATTCAATCGGAGTGAATCAAATTTCTTGAATCTGAAAAGTTTGTTCTTGTTTAGCAATTACAAAATTAAAAGATTTTATAAGAGCCGAAACCATTGCTTTGTCGATTCTCTTTTTTCTTAAAGAAACTTTTTGGCGACATGATCAACAGAACTGAATTCAATTTTCAACAATTGATTCAATCTGAATTCATTCAGATCATAATTCACCTAAAATTGAAACAAGTCTTCAATACCACTTTACTGTTTCAGAATTTGAAATAAATGCTTTCGATCATGACTCATGCTCAATTTTTCTTGATAGCTCTCACAATTCATCAATTAGTTGTTTTATTTTCATAATGCTTTTTTTAAAATATTAATCTTATTTTGTCTTTGTACTAAATCGGAATTAGTAATTGAAAAACTTTTCTCCATTTGTCTTTTTTGAATTTTACTCAATTTCTCAAGCTCTTTCTCCATTGCTTCTTTACTTGGATTGTTTTTTATTCAGTATATATCCCAATATACATAATGTCATATTTTAACCATAATTATATTTTATTGTAATGTTTTAATCTAAGAACAACACAATTCACTTTTTTAATATATTCCATATCATCTTCATTGAATCCTTCATCACTTTTCATAATTAAGTGTCAATTAAGTCATTTAAAATTTGATTTTTATATTTATTGAACAAAATTCTTGCTTTTATATCATGCTTACTATAATTTGCATTTATTTTGAATACTGATTTCCATGCTTCATCTTCAATCTCTTTTTGTCACTGATAATTCAGTTTATTAAAATAATTTATTCTTTTTAATTTTAATTTTACAATATTTTGAGATTCTATCTGCTTTTTAAATTCAATTTCTTGTTGTTTTTCTGGAAACACAATCTTTTCTATTAAATTATTAATCCATTCATTTGTTGGATATTTTTTGAAATCAGATTTATATTTTTTTACATGCAATTTTATATTCTCTTGATCCAATTCATCTAATGATCATATTTTGTGTTGTAATGTCTTAGAATCTCATTTTGCAACATCAAATCATTGAATTCTATTCATTGTGACTACTCTTCATCAATGAATCTTAAATGAAACAGCTTTCAAAGTCCTATACTTCAAAGCAAATTCATCTCTTGTTCATTCCCAATATAAAATTTCATTTTTTCAGTTAAAATCTGTTATATTTACTTCAACTAAGTCTTTATAAATGTTTATTTCTTTATTTATCATATTTCTCTTAATATTTTAGTTTCTAAAAGTTCATGCTTTGCTTCAAGTCATTTATTATAAACGGCTGCATAATTTGAATATAAATCTGCTCAATTATTTATTGATTTTGAATATTTTAATTTTCAAGCTAAGTTTATAATATTAAAAACAAAATCTTTTCTGCTCATTTTTGCTTTTTCACAAACTTCTCAAAACTCTTTTCAAGTCAGAATATTTTTAATTCTCATTCTTTCATATTTTCATGCTTTATAAATTCTTCATGTATCTTCTATTGTTTTTTTTATATGTTCTTGCATTTTATTTATATTTTCATTTCAAAACACTTCAACTTCTGTTGTTATATCTTTAGATATAATATTATTTACTTTACTTTCCTTTACTTTACTTTCCTTTACTTTGTTATCGTTTGTTATAGTTGTGTTATTTTCTGTTATAACTGTGTTATTATTTCCCCACCTTTTAGCCATTCATTTTTTTCATGCTGCTGATTTTCTTTCTTTTTGTTTACTTCTTTTTTCAAAATGCTCCAATAATCTTGCATTATAAAATATTCATTCTTCTTCGTCTATTATAAATAAATTATAATTGTGTAATAGTTGTGTTATAAGTTTGTTATCTATTCTAAATTTATAAGCAATTCATTGAGTGTTTAAATTAAATTTTCATTCATTTATTGCTAATATTTCAACAATTCACCAATAAAGTCAATATCATTCCATTCACATTTCTGAAACCATGTGAAGTATTTTTTCATCATCACGAGCATTATAATCATGCGAGAAGTAAAATGTTTCTTTCATATTAAATTTTTTACAAAATAAAAGAGATAGAATCGCGAAAAACTATCTCTTTTATATGCTTTGTCTGTTCTTATTTCTTTAAAGAACAGCTTTCATTTAGTCGTGAAACTATATTTTCAAACTCAAAGCATGTATTTTTTTTCGCGGTTTTTATGTATGTAATTAACTATATATTATTATTTCTTTTTTGCAAATTTTTTTTCATTTTTCTCAACTCTTTAAAAGTTTTCTTTTGTAGATCATAGAAATCATTTTTTATAAGAATTATAAACGGCGGATTGTCTCTGAATGTATCTTGAATCACAAGATCAAGAGCAAAATATCTTTTTTTATAATATGCAATTTGAGTATGATGTTTTTTATATACTTTATCTCTGTTTTTTCTTACTTCTTTTAATGTTTTAATTAATTTATTATTTTGTTTATTAAATTTTATTAAAAGACTTGTTAAAGATAAAGAAAGCGTTTTATAAGTATTAATGTTTCATTTTAAAACAATATTTTTCTTTTTTTCTTTGTAATATTTATATTGAAAATATATCATCAATAATCAATATATTATTGCAAATATAAAAGTAAAATTTTGATCAATAAAGTTCAAAGCAATGATTCAATAATTCATTAAAGTTTCCATAATTTATTTTTTTAGTTTTAAAGTATTTTTTAATAATTTGTTAAAAGTTTTTTGATCAATTTCAAATAATTTACAAAAAGTTTTTATTGTCTCATCTTTTGGAATAGCTTCTCAACTGATCCAATTATAATATGTTTGTTTTGACATTACTTTTTTTATATCTGAAATATTTATTCCTTTGAGTCTTCTTAACTCGGGGATTGTTTTTGCTGCAAATTTTTTCACGGTTTTAAAATTAAAAATTATTGTATGTATTGATCATAATATTTCAAAAATCTTTCATCGTCTTTCGATTGAATATCCAATCAATATCTTTTGTTTAATGAAAAGATCATTTTTTCTATAAAATCAATTCATTCTTCGATTGTAAGCTCCGAAGTTCACTTCAAGGGATATTGAATCATAAAATCTCAAAACTTTATCTCTTTGACTCAAATCAATGCAAGTTTCATGATATTTTTCATCTCATCAAGTGAATATCTATTTCAAAGTTTATTTTCTTCATCAACAAACATTTGAATCAATACATGGATCAATTTATTTTCTTGAAGTGTTCTTGTTTTCTTTTTTTTCTTTATAGTGAGAATATACTCGTCATCTGAATCGAGTCGCTCATTTACATATTCAGAAATAAATTCAAATATTATATTTAATTTTCAAACTTTTCTCATAATAATATTATTTAATTGATAAAGATTGATTTTCTTGAATTGTAGCTCATGGAACAACTTCGCCATTCTCAATTGCTTTTTTAATGTCTGCTTTTGGAATAGAAACTTTTTCGATCATTTCTCTTTTTACAAATGATTCGGGAATCAAATCTTGATTCTCAATTATTGTTTGTTTTGATTTTCTATAATTCACTGTAAAGTTTCAAAATGCGATTGCTTTTCACTTATACATTTCTTTAAAATTATAATCAACAATTTTTTCAACTCTTTTAATTTTTGCGTTATTGATCTTAATTCTATTTTGCAACCTTTTGATTTCATTATCTAATCATGCGTTGTCAGCAAGTCTGTTTGCACGATCTTTCAAATACCAATTCAACAATTCTTCTTTCTGATTCTGTAAGTCATACAATTCTTTTTCAATTTTTTGAAAGTCTGATTCTTCAACAATTAATTCTCAAGTCTCTTCATCAAAACAAGAATAATATTTGAAAAGAGCTGCTTCAATTTCTTGCGGTAATTCGTATATATTTGACATAATATTTTTATTTAGTAGTTAAATTATTTTTTATTTGATCTTTAATTTTAATCAAATCATTCAAGTGTAATTGTGTAATTAATTTATTATTAATACTTTTATATATTTTTTTTAAACACTCAACATCATTGCACTCATTTAATTGCTTAGAATACAATTCAAATTGAGTTGCTTTCTTAATCAATTCTTTTTCTTGTTTATTCATAACAGAATACAATATTTCTTCATCATTAATTGAAATTTCATTCACAAGTTCGATCCACCTTTCAAAATCAAGATCTTCATCATTTCAAATTTTTCAAGTTCTGTCTTTTGTGAGTAGTTTTTCACTCGGAGCAGTAATCAATTTTCTATTTCATTTATTGTCAATACTTATATATCAAACAATGTCCATAAAATAACAAATTTCAGTTGCAATCTTTCAATTCAAGCTCGGAATTATTTTTTGAATCACTTGATCATCTTTCTCAATATGTTCTTGAGCAATAATGATCACATTCATGTCAATATCCTTTATGTCTGCTAATATTCATTTTATAGAATTTGACAGTTCTCACCATTCTTTGATCTGCATTTGTCTTCCCGTTTTTTTCTCAATAGAATCTTTTATAATATTGTTTATATCTGTTATTGAGTCAATAACTAAAGTTTTGAACTCATGATCCTCATTCTTTAAAAAATCCCTTAACTCTTTTAAATTTTCGAGAGTTTTAATATCCGTCATTGCGACTTTTTTATCTGCAATTGATAAAAGTCAATTCTCTGAACTTGCAAAGATCACATCTTTTGCACTTCAACCGAATGTCGTTTTTCAAGTTCAACTAGCTCCATAAATCAAACATTTTATTTTGTGAGATTTTGGAGAATAAGTTTTTATTTCTAACATAAATCCAAAATTAAAAATTAAAGTAATTTCATTATATTTATAATGGACTATTTGTCCAATCTTTTTTAAATAATACAAGCATTGTCGGGAATGGAGCGGGATCTTTTCTTCAATATTTTTCAAATAAAGTATTCTTTTTTTGAACTCATTTTGCATTTATCACAAATTCTTGATCCCAAAGCCACGCCCAATAGTCATCTGTCCCGAAAATCAATCTTCATTTTATGAAATCGATTTCAACATTTTCTTTTTTATAAATATAATCATGAAAAGCAATCGTGTCCGTTCTTGACGGAATCAATAGAGCAATAAACTCACAATTTTCATTATTTTTAATTTCATGATGACATTTTTGCACCCACTTTTTCAATTCTGAATATGGAGGATTGCAAAATACTCTTCAATCCCAATTTTGAGAAAGTCAATCGTCTTTTTCTGTAAAATATCTTTCACATTTGAAAGAATCTTTAGCAGCACACGGATCAAGTGTAAATTTATATTTTTCGTTTATCTTATTAAAATAATCTTGCGGAGTTGCCCACTTATCATTTCAAGAACTAAACATCACATTTTTTGTGTTTTCTTCCATATTATTTAAAATAATAAAATAAAATAATGCAAACAACAAATATAAAGAGAGGTGAAACCTCTTTTCATATTCTGTTTATATTTCTTAAAAAAACCCTATCTTTTCTTTTCATACTATTCTCATTTAGATTGTAAAACTCAAACATTTGTTTGTTCGTCTTCTGAACACTCTTGTTGAAATTCTTCAACGGCTTCGTCAATGAATTCTGCAATCTGTTCGTTTCAAAGAGAATTCTTAAATTGTCATTCTCTTTCTTTGATCCATTGAATGAATAAATCAAGATCATTTTGATTTTCCATAAATCCAAAATTAATATATAAATTACTGAACAAATTGAGTATACTTACAATGGACTTTATTGCAAATCTTTTTTGGACTTTTTTTCCACCGACAAAATAAAAACTTTTCTTTCTTCGGTTTTTCCTTATAATTATTTAGCTTTCCATAAAGCACATAAATCCAAAATTCCTCACGGAGTTTCAAAAAAAGAACTGACTAACACAGTTCTTTTTTGTTTTATTTATTTTTATACATTTCAATTTCGGCATATCTTCTATTTACTAATCATTGAAGTTTTTCTCATCATGCTTTGTTATATAAACTAATTAAGTAAATAACACTTTTATCATCTCATCTAGCTGCATAATTCAGAACATCAATTTTAAATCATGTATTATAGAAAAAACTTATAAGAGCAACTTTTTTATTCCATTCTAAGTTGTCAGCTAATCTGTTGATTCTTAATAATTCTGTTTGAATTCTTTCTCTCAATCTTTCATCACATTCATCTTGTGTTGCAATTTCTCATTTATATGATTCTGTTCAATAACATATTGAAAATTGTTTATAATCCCAATATGCTTGAAATCTTACTCATTCAAATTCATGTAAAAATTTTATAGTTTCTTGAATTATTTCTTCATCTGTTTTGTGAACTATCAAATTTTCTTTGTCAGTTGTCAGAATTTCTTTGTCAACTGACTCTTGCAAAATTTTCACTAAATTTTCAACATCTTCATCAATAATTTCTTCTTTTTCTAGCACTTTCTCAAATTCACTTGTGAAAACCTCTTCAATTTTCACTTCTAAAGCATTTGAATTGTAGACATGAACATTCATTCATAAAACAATAAATAATACTAATAAGCTAATATAAAGTTGTTTTTTAAGCCTATTTTTAAGTTTTTGCTTTGCATGTTTAATTTTTTGTCATGTAGATTTCATATTTGTAAGATTAATTGTGTTTTTATCTTCTATTATAGAATCAAGTTCACTTTGAGTTAATGTGTTTTTTAAATTTACTTTTATTGTATGTTTCATAGTTTGTTTTTATTTTTAAAGTATATTCCATTTTTTTTGGAATAGTTAGAATATGAATTTTTATATTCCATTTTTATATGCTCAATTAAGCATATATTTAGCATATTACGAGCATATTAGATTTTTTCTTCCCGATTCACGAGAAAATCCATATTGAAATCTTTTATGATTTCTTTTGTTTCCTCAATGATTTCTTTGTAGAATTCATCTGAAACAACCATTTTTCAGAGTTTTTGCATTTTTGTTTTTATTTTAAAAAGTAAGAAGTTAATGTGTTGCAACTTATCAACTAATATAATCATATCACATGGAATGAACTTTTGTCAAATATTTAACAACTTTTTTGCAACTTTTTCACAAAACACAAAAAAAAGAGCTATTTCTAGCTCAAAATCCTTGTCGGGGATATTTCTTATTAATCATAGTTTCTAAGAACTATAATAGATAATTCACCTCCTTTTACTCGTTAAAGTAATTATATTATACGGATCTTCAATAAAAGTAAAGAAGTTTTGCTTTCTCTAAATAAGCATTATATAAATTATCTTTATAAAAACTCTCTAATTTATTTTTCTTTTCAGCAATAAACATTTTTACTGTTAATTTTACAACCTCTTTTGTTTCTTTGTCTACCGGCTGAATTGTTCTAATATTATCCCGAAACAAATCTTTTTCTTGTCAGTATTTTAAAACATCTAAACTCATTTTAGTGTTTTTACTTCAATCTGTATCAATAAAATATCATCATGCTGATCAATCCCAATTTGTTGCATGTCAAACTCAATTATAATTTGAAAGATAATTTATCTCATCTTTTGTAATAATTGTATCTTTTTTTGTTATATTCCATCTATAAGTTGAATAGTTTTTTATTCATAATCAATAAGTTCTCTTGTCGCTCGGATTGAATTTGCTTATTTTATTTGTGACTACTGTAAAATTTAATTTTAATTTATAATTTAATGCTTTTACAAAAGCCCATGAAATAACAGAAAAAACCGCTCATCATGACGGACTCCATTTTCAGATTTTATCAAAATAAACACATACTTTTATAAAAAAGTTTGGAATAACTAAAATTGCAAATCTGTATTTCATTATATTTAAGAGCATTACAATTGAACATGCGTTTCTTGTGTAATAATCTTTGTATTGATTCAAATTTTTAGTTTCCATAATTTTTTATTAAATAAATAATGCTTATTAAAATAATAATAAAGCAAAGTAATTGTAAAATAAATATTATATTAAGATCCTTTTTTAATCATTTGAAAATCTTTCATAAAAAGTTTTTATAAAATAAAAATCATCAAATTCTTACTCAAATATAAATGCAAAATTTTTCAATGATTCTTGCACTTTCTAAGTTTAAAGTTGCAATCAATATTTGATCTGATTCTTTTCTTGTATATCAAGTTTCCCATCAATCATTTAATTCAATGACTCATTCTTCACTATATAAATAATCATGAACAATATATCAAATATATTTTGTAGGATCAAAGAATATTCTCAAAAGTCTCGGAATACTTCAAAAATTAGTTTTGAATCAAACCGGAACAATTATTTTCCCTCTTTTATTTTCAAAATCAATATACCAATAAAACTCTTCCTTAACTTCCCAAAAATTACTCTTCGGGATTTTTTTTAATAATCAATTATGTCAAAGTTTTATTGCTTTTGTATATTTCATAATTTATCTTTTTAAAAAGTCTAATTCAATTTTATTTCATGCACAATACTTATAAAGATCTTTTCAGTCTTGCAAAGTGAATCTTTCTCATAATTTATTTGAATTTATCACATCTTCAAGATCTGAAATTTTTATTCATATTACTATAAATAAAAAAAGAAAAATTATAAATAAAGATATTTCAAGTCATCTTGTTTTCATGTTTACAATTTAGAAATAGCAAAAATCACAACCGTCCATGCTCAAGATACCATTGCAATTTTCAAATTAATTCAATTTATATTTTCTTGCATTTTAGAAATTTTTTCGTCTATCTTATCAACTCTCTTTTCTGAAATCTTATGCTTTTCTTTATGAGTGATCACCGTTTCATTCATTCAAACGGCAATTGAAAGTAATCTTTCAATATTTTCAAGTGTTCATTCTATTTTTCAAAAATTCTTATTCATTTCGTTGAATTGTCATTCAAGTTGTTCAAGTTTATCAAGTGACATAAAAAAGAATTATTAAAAAATATAAAATTATAATATAGCAATTTTTGTTTTACATTCATCTCTTTGAAGTTGAATCCAATCTTTCATTTCTTTTGCTTCTCAAACTTTTAGCATTTCATCTTCTGTAAAAGATCTATCTTGATCCCTTGCAGTCAAATGAATTTCTTGAATATCTGCACTCATGTTTATTTGAGCAAAATATGGATATTTAGCAAGAATAATTTCATTATATTCTTGCTTTATCTTATTTGTTTTATATGGAATACTGTTTTCCAAATCATTTTTTTTCTTAATAATAGCTTCTTTTTGCAATGTTTCTTTTTTTCATTTTATTGAATCTTTATAATTAATAATTTTTCAATTCTCATAAACTCATTTCTCTATAATAGAATCTATTGTTTTATCACATTTTATTTCTTTCTGTAATTCTAAAGAAGAACAAAAAATAATATTATTTTTAATATAGTAAATCATTTTTTAAAATTATTATATAATAGTAATTATTCAAGTTCAAATAGCTCAATCAATTCAATCATCTCAAAATGCAAGAGCTTGATTCACTCAATTATCTTGTTTACCTACTCATCAAGTTCATCATAATCATCAACTTACATCTAATGTAATTGAAGAACTATCAGAATTAGTTCAAATTCATATAATTCAACCACCACCTCATCATCATCAACCACCTCATCACATATAATCTCAAGCCCCTAAATTTGCATTATCTGCCGAAGCTCATCAATCTCATCAAATATCTCAAATACAATTTATCAATCAAGCTCAAATCAAACTTATTGTAAAAATTATAATTCATCATCATTTGATTCATCAAGCTCATCAACCACCACCTCATCATCAACTTCAAACAGTAGTTCAATCAATTCAATCATTTGAAAAAGAATCTCATCAAGCTCACGAATTTCAAAAATAGTTTCATCAACTTCATCAAGCAGAATTTCATCAATCTTTTCAAGTCACACTACCAATAACAACGCTTCATTCTCATCAAACTCATCAAATATAAGAAGCGGATCATCAATTTCATCAATCAACAGCAACAGCACTTCATCATCATCAACCACCTCCAAATCAATAGAATTCAGAAGCTCATAAAAGTCATCAAGCATTTGTTGTGCTTCACATTCATCAATTTCATCAATCTCATCATTCTCAAATTTCTAATAATCCAATTCATACAACAAAAATTTCTCTTCAAATAAAACATTGTTTTCAAGTTAATTCAATAGTTCAATCAATTGTTGTTGTTCAATTACATTTTAAAATCATTACTCATTCAGTATCATTTGTTGATAAAATTGCTCAAGCTGAAATATTTATTGATGAAAAATTATATTCTTGATTCAAGTTCAAATAAGTTGTTCAACTTGTTATATTCAAAACTCAATCACTTCAATTTCAAAATATAGGATTTTCTCAAGAAACAACAGTTGCAAGTTGTCAAACAAATTGAAATACATCTAATGTTGAATTATAAACAGCAGTTACAATTCAATTTGCAAGAATATCTCAAGTGATTAAATCTTCTGTTCATTGTTGTTTTTTTAATGATTTTGATCATAAAGCGTTTATTTGTAAAGTTGCAGCTCAAGTATTTGCAACATCTACTCTGAATCTGATCGGCTGTCAATCATTATATGAAATCAAACTTGCGTCCGTGATCACATAGTCATCATCTCATTCACTTGAAGCTCAAAAAACATTTTTTTCCAAATCATACTCGGATTGATTAACTTTTTCAGATTCAAGTCTCACAAGTTCTGCTTTCATATCTTGCTCATTTCAAGCAGTATTATAAAGAGAAAGTTTTGATCATGCAGTAAATTCCAAACCATTGCTTGAAAGAATTTTTGGACTTGCTGTTTCATCTTGAACACATTCTTCAATTCATCTTTCAATTGTGAATGCGTCTCAAGATCTATTTGTAACTTTTATAATTTCTCTTTTAATTATATTTTCTCAAGAAAATTTCTCAAGAGTACAAAGAAAAGGGAATTCAATCGGGAACAAATCTCATTCATCTGTATTTGAAATCAATGAAGTTGCACTTGCTGAAATTGTAGCAAACAAAGTTGTTTCAGCATTATTAGTAGTTTTATAATTAATCAAAGTCATATTTTTTAAATTAAAAGCTATTATATATAATATACTAAAATAATATATTTATTCAATTTTAGTTATAATTAGTTCACATTGTGCGTTTATTGCATTTGCAGTATAAGTTGCGTCCGTATCATCAATCTTATTCATTATTTGAATATAATCATTAGCAACAAGATCAACTTCAGTATTATATGTATTTGAAGAATCTCAATAGACACTTCATCTGCTATAACTTCTTGACATTCATCTTAATAAATCAGTAGATCAATTTTTTCTTCAATATATTTGAAATGTTGTTCTATTTGCTCATGATTGTGTTCTTGAAACAGTTGCTTTTATGTGATATCTTCAAGATTCATCAACTGTAATTCTACTTGAATTCACACTCGTGCTGTGAGTATATCAAGTATCTTTTCTATCCTCTGAATCCCAATTAACCGCTGTTATAACTCAATTTGCTCATCACAAATTTTGTGTAGCAGATTTTCATAAATGACATTTAATAAATGTAGAACTACTTGGAGTTACAGGCACCCAATTTGTTCAATCAAATTCAATAATATTTCAAATACTTGGAGTTGAAGTTGTCGTGTCAACATCTGATAGATCGTCAATTCATAAAATAACAATTCATTTTTTTCAATTTACGGAGGTCACTTGATCCGTATTGTCAATTTTATTCCGACTTGTTCAATCTGATATAATCCAATCATTTGTTTCCCAATCTGAAATTCAATCAATTGTTGTTGTTCAAGCAGTTGAAACAATATAATATTCTCAATTTTCTCAAGATCAATCAGATAATGTCGGAGTATTTGTGTTCGCATTCCATGTTCATTGATATTTTACTCATCAAATAACAGAATCTGGAATATGAATAATCGGAACTTTATTTCATGAATCAAGCGGAGCATATCAATTTGCAATTCATTTATTTGCTATATTTTCAGCTATAAATCAAAGATTATCTTCTTTCAAATTTAAAGCAGTTTGTAAATCTGATTGATTTGACAATGTTCAAGTGATATCTCACCATGCGGATCAACTTCAAGGCTCCGAAGAGTTAGTTGTTCATCATGCTGTCATGCTTCACAAGGCTGTTCAAAAACTGTCAAAATCTTCTAAGAATAATTGAAGTTTATCTCTTGAAAATCAATATTTTACAACTTGAAGATTAACTATTGAATATTTAAAATTATTAACTCTTATTGTATCAAGAACTTTAATTTTATTGAAATCAAAATTTTTATTTAAAATAATTGTTGTTTTACTGATTGGATTTTTATATGTATTTATATAATTAGATCAAAATTCATCTGCTCATGCTTGATCTAAATCAGTTTTTGAAATTGCAAGTTCTTTCAATCAATATGTTGTTTGAGAAGTTGCGTCTTCATGAATATCTGTTCAATCTTTATGTGTTAAAACTAATTTATTAACTAATTTTTCACTGTCTTCTTCAACAATTATTTGTTCAACATCTTTTGTGACTGTCAATCTGTGAGTTGCTATTGTAGGCTTTAATTTAAAATATACTTTTCAATCATTATTTATAAATAAATTAAAATTTGTAACTTCAATACATTTTTGTAATGCAGAAAAACAACTTTCTTTCTCAAAATCAATTGAGACTGTTGTTCAATATGTTTCAATTGAACTGACATCATAAGAAAAAAATGACGCAGCATAAATTGAATTTATATAGTCAATAATGTCTTTTATTGTCTGACTTGGATCTTGATTTTTTGTGAATGTATCATTTCATGAATCCCTATACAAAATATATGAAGTCAAAGTTCAAATTCATAAAATTGGAAGAATTATCTCTTCAAAATTATTATTAATTATTCTTTTAACATCTTGAATGATTCATTGATAAATTAAAGTTGTATTTTGATAAATAAAAACAATATCTGTATTGCTAATCTCACTATAAACAAAAGATTTGTCCAAATTTAAAAGAACTTGTCATTGTCATGAATTCAAAGAAGCTGTGAATTGTATGTCATTTTTTACCGCTTTTGGATTCAAAGTAAATTTATAAACTAAATCCAAAGAATAAATTTTTATATTATACATAATATATTTTGTTTAAAACATTAATATCAACCTCAAAAGTTCATGAAATTGTAAATAATACAATATTTTGAGATAATCATAAAAAAGGAATTTCTCAAAGATAGTCAATCTCGCTTCAATTTAAAGTAATTGATTTTGTTTCTCAATTTACAATTATAATATCATTATCAGAAATTGTTTCCTCAATTGTGATTGTATTTTCTCACATTTCAACTTCAACTGATTCAACAGAACTTAATCATGTTTTAAATTGAAAATAAAAAATAGGGAATGAAATATCTCATCAATTATTTGTTATTTCTTCATTAAAAGAAGCTGTTTTGTTTAAATATGCTCTTGATTCTCTATTTATAGCATAAAAGTTCGGCTCTAAACTTTCAAATATAATATTTAAAGTAATAAAAGTAATATTATAATGTTTTTCAATTTTTGGTGATGAAGTACAATTCACAACACATCTTCTGATTTCTCAATTAATTTTCATGTCTAAAATACTGTTCTCAATGAAAATTTCTTTTCTTACATTATCAAGTCTTTCTTGAAAATCTGAAACATTATCTCATTTAATTCTAATTGATAAAGGAATTATATTTCATCTTTTATAATTTCATAAAAATCATGATCAATCACTTACAGGATTCTGAAAAGAGACAAGATCAATTTTTTTATTTTCTTCTCTTGAGAATGTTCTTATAAATTCATTTTGCAATCAAAATCAATTTATTGCAATGTCATCTTGAGTACTAATAACAAAAGGATTTCAAGAAGAGTATGTTTGACTTGCATAAGTGTTCATATTTTTTGTTTTAAGAAATACCAAATTCTTGTAATTGAATTGTTCTTGTTAATTCATCTTTAATTTTTGTCACAAGTCTGTCTTCATCTGCGGAGTCATTGACTGTAACTCATCACATATTTATTGAAACACTTCAAACTCCCGATCAATTCGGAACAATTGTTCAATCAGTTTTTGGAACAAAAGTTTCTGATCATCTTTCTCAAACAAGATAAGATTTTCATGCCGACACATCTCATCAATTTGCTTTTGTTCATGTTAAAAAGTTTTTTGTTGAACTTACCGCACTTGAAACGGCTCATGTTATTGATCATCATATTGATTTTATAGAATTCAATATTGCTTTTATTTTATCAAAAGCAGCCGTAAATTTTCAAACTATTCAATCAATAATTCATTGAATAAAATCTTTTATAAAATTAAAAACCGACATTGTTCATTCTTTGATTCAATTCCAAACCGAAGCAATTGTGTTTCAAAATGAAATTATTTTTTCACTCGTTGCGGCCACAAACTGAACAACATGAAAAGCAACCAATCAAAGCATTTCTCACATTTTAGTCAAAAACCAAATTACTTTTCATATTGCTTTGAATAATAATCAAAAAATTCAAATAATAGTTTTTATTGTTTCAGTCAGTTTTGCAACATTTTCTTTATTTTTAAACCACAAAGAAATTGATTCTGAAACCTTTTCAATTACCGGCTGCAAAGTTGTCACAATATCATGAAATGCTGGAAGTAAAGCCGAAGCAATAGTTTCTTGAACATTTTTCAAAGTTGACAATAATTCTGCTTTCTTTCTTGTTAATGAGTCCGCTCAATTAGCAAATGACGCTTGAGCGTCTGTTGATTTTGCAAATATTTGAGCTTGAATATCAAGCGCTTTTGCTTGTTGTAAAGTCCACCCCTCATCATCGATAAGAGCTTGAGTTCTTTCTTTAAATGCTTTCGAGCTTTGATCAATAGAAATTCACATTGATTTTAATTGCTCTGTTTCTCACAACATGGCCTTTGATAATATTTCTCATACTTGAGCCGCGTCATATTGTCACGCACTCCATTCACTCAATGCTCATGCAAGTCAAACCATGTCTTTCGTCATATTTGCTGCGTCACTCCTTACAAATCACATAGGAATCAATAAATCCGCCATTCATGCCGAAGTTTTAAGCATTTCTGCTCTTGATAATCACATCGCTTTTCATGATTCTTTTGCAAATGCGTCCATGTCATCAAAAAAACTTCAAAAAACTGTTTGAGCCTTTCAAACTGTTGTTTCCACATCATCAGCCATATTAAATAATTTCACTCATACCGCTCATGCGGCAACTCATGCTGCTCATAATCAAATCGCAACATTTTTTAACGGTCATCAAAGTTTTTTTAAACGCCCTCAAAGTCAAGTTGCACTTTTCTCAACTTTTTTGAATCATTTTGACGCTTTATCTTTCGCCGTGAGCGTGATATTTACTTCATTATTTATAGCCATGATCTAAATATTATATATTATTTATTTTTTCTTTCTGCAATCATTTTTTGTTTCATAAGTTCATATACTTCGATCGGAGTTTCATTCATGAGTTCATTGTAAGAAAGAGAATATTCTTTCATAATCTCAAGAATCCATATTTCCTCATCAACTTTCTTTCAAACTTTACTTTTTAGAGCTTGTTTATAATCAAATATTATTTGTTTAACTTTTTTTTTGCTTCTTGAGCTTTTTCTATTATAGCAAATATAATCACCCCCCATTCCTCAATAAGTTTCGGAATGTCTCATGAAAAAGATCACTTAATAATCTCATCAATTTCAATCACCTTTGTTTTATCCACAAGAAGAACTTTTGCAGCTTCAAGCGTCAATTCCATATCTCAAACAATATAATTATTATATTTTCTATATAACATCAAAATTTTATCCATTTGCAATAGACTCGGCTTTGATATTATTTCAAGTTTAAGATCTCATTTATTTAAAATTATATTTGACATAAATCCGTTTTTATATATTAAAAGTTTTTCAATTTTTTTCCATAATTATTTTAACAATTTCAAAAGATTTGCTCGAAATTATAGGTCTCAAAGTACATCTGCAATTTACATGACGCGGAGGGAATTTAACTGTCTCATAAGTCACTTTGTTTCATAATTCATCTTTACTTCATTTTTTCAAAAATGTTCATCAAACTTTTACTCTTTTTCAATGTAAAACGGCACATTCTGCCGAAACTCTATCATCAAGAGCAGTGAACCATTCTTTCTCGCTTACAACTCAACTTTGTGAATATGCTTCATCTTGAGACTTGTTTGAAGCTCTTGTGACTTCTGTTCTTGCTATTTTTTCAACTCTTCAATTTTTTCTTGTGTATTGATTAAACTTTGATTTGATAGAAATTGCAATTTCATCTGCTCAAACCTGATCTCTGTTTCATTGCTTAATAATATCAAACATTTCTGTTCTTGTGACATCATCAATGTCATCTGACATGCGATCAATATTTTCTCCGATCCATACATTCATTTTTGCAACCGCGAAATCTTCATCGCTTATTTCCTCCATTGCAATTGATCATTCTTTTCCCGTCATTTTTGTAAAAAACGGCGTATATAATAGAGAATACATCAAAGCTGACTTCTTTTCATCAAATAGATCTTCTTCTTTTTTAATTTCTTTTATTGATTTTGTATCTTTAAGATTTGCAAGAATTTCTTTTTCTTGAGCTGAAAATATTTTCTTTTGAATTTTTTCCATGTCATTTTCATATAAATCCGTTCTTTTTATCTTAGTTTTCCATATTTTCTCATTGAATTCTTCTGTTCAAAATTCTTTTTTTAAAAATCATTTTTCAATTGCATTTTCAAGATCTTTTTCGATTCTTGTTCATGAAACCTCTTTCACTTCTTCAAAAACAATTTCTGATCAATCCCAAAGCCTATCACCATTTTTTGCCGGAGATCTTCAAGTTCATAATAAATATTGATTCAAAGTGATCACATTTCATTGATATTCTTTCAATAATTGTTCTTTATCTTGAGTAAATTCAAAAGTAAAATATCAAATTCAATCAAATAATTGAGAATTTAATTCATCTTTTATAAGTTCTCATAAAGGTTTCAAACAATATTCTGTGAAATAGTATCATGGAACATTTTTGTCTGCGAATCATACTCAATCACTTTTTCACATCAAAGGTTTTGGAACTCTGAAAATCATCAAAACTTCGTCCATTGTAAAAGTTCTTTGAGTTGTCAATTCCATATCTTTTTGATTTGCTGAAAAATCTTCAAGTTCGATTCATCTATCCAAAAATGCAACTTTATTTGAATTTTGTAATCAAACAAAATTTTGTTTCCATTTTGCAAGATATTTGTCTCTAATATCTGAATCAATTGTTGCTGAACTTTTCAAAACCGTTCAAGGTTTTCAACCATTTTCAAAAAATAGTCTGTTATATTCAATACTTGCGAGATCCATAGCCATTTGATTTGCAATTGCTTTCAATGGAGTCATTCATGATTGATCAAATAGAGGTGAAAAAGTTTTTATCACAATCAAATCTTCTTTTTGAAATTCGAAGAAATTTATTCAATCAAAATATGTATAATATAAAACCTCTCAAAGAGTTCATGTTTTTTCAACAACATTCCAGCTTTTAAGCATTGAAAGTTTTATAATTTTATTTCATGCAGTCTCTTTATACAAATAAACTTCTCAAAGAGTTTTTAAAAATATTGAAATTGCTTTCATCATTTTTGAATCAATCAAATCTATATAAGCATGATCAATTTTTTCAATTTCATCTTCTGTTTTATAAAGAGATCTATTCAATAAAGCCATACCGTCTCAAATAGTGTCTGAACATCAAAAAACCCACCCTTTATATAAAGAGAGAAGTTCTTCATGACTATATTGTTTATATATGTTTGAATTTCAAAACATTCAATTTGAGATTGAATATCCTCACATGCTTTCAAAAGACTTTCATGTTCAAGAAAATAATTTTGTAAATATTCACATAATTTTATTTTTTAGAAAGTATTTTTTCCGCTTTTTCAACGGCTTCTCTTGTGTTTTTAGCTTCAATAGTGAATCAATACTCGGGAAGAGTAAATCTCAACATCTTATCTTTCTTTTTATTTATACTTGTTTTTTTCATAATTACAATATTTATAATATATAAAATTTATCATGCGGCAGTCACAATCTCAAGATCAATATTGACGCTCAAAGCAATAATGCTTCACTCTTTTCAAAGCTCTGTTCACATTTCTCCCTTTGAAACATTTCATTTTACAATTGTTGATTCTCAAAGATCCATGTCAGCGTCAAACGCCGTGATTATATCTTCAAGACATTTATAAACAATATTTTTTGCTTCATCTCTTGTGAGATTTGCATTTGTTTCTTGAATTACAACAATATTAAAAGAAAAAACTCTTTTATTTGAGCAAGTGTCAAGCATTTCTCCGTCAAAATCTGATAATTCAAAAGAAGCATAAGGATAACCCGTTGAGCTATTTTTGAAATGATCATAAACAGCAACAAATCTTGTTATTGTTTCAAGTTTAGTTTTTATAGCAGTTTCAAGTTCAAAAATCATAATATTATTGTAAAATAGATAAAACCTTTTTTAGTTCTTTATTCATGATCAAGTTTGTCTTTTTTCAACTCTTTTTTATTGTTTTTGTTAAAAAAGGATTTCATTTTACAAAACTTCTCACCAATCTCGCTCAAATTGCCGGAACAAATCTTCATGGAGTTTGAGCATGTCATTCATGAACAGCCGTTGCATATTTTCTTAAATTGAATAATTTTCATGTAAGATTTCAAAACTTTTGTCTATATGAATTATGTAAAAATCATTTATCAACCGGAGTGAATGGGATTGCTTCTGCTTCCAAAAAAAACATGACTTTTTTGATTCATTTATTTAGTCAAAAGGTCACTTCTTTTTTATTATCGATTTTGTCGACAAACGCTTGTAATCATTCAACCTTTACTGTAAGTCACATAATATTTATTTTGTAGATAATAAAATCTTTATTGTGTTGAAATTAATTCATTTATATTTTTTGACAACTTCAACAACATAAATGTTTCAATCAATCAATATTTGATCTGCTCATGAGATCGTCACTTCTCATTTAACAGTCAATTTATAAAGAGATCAATCAATTCATGTAGCATTGAATGTTGTATCTTCTAATGAAAACGCTTTCAAATGTCATGTGATCGAATCTCATGCAACATAAGAAGACTTTTCTCAAACTTGAGTCAATACTTGAATCACTCAAGTTGTTTCTTTATGCAGAAAACTCATATAATTTGTATTTATCAAGTAAAAGAAGAGCATTTGTTGATAAACTTCAAGTAATATCTTTGAAAGTGATTGAATCACCGTCAACAGTTTCACTTTTAAGATCTCACATTGAAACTTCTCACATGCTTTTGAAATTCATTGCCGCAACATCAAACAAAATTGCTTTTAGATCGTCCGGACAAGTCGCGTCATCATATCAAAAAGAATAAGTAATTTCAACATGCGGTCAAATTGAATCTCTTGTTTTTACAAGTCATCTTTCAAGAAAGACTTTGAAATCTGTTGCCGTGTCTGAATAAGTCGTCCATGACGGATCAAATTCATCTGTTGCATATTTAATTGTCGAAACTGAATTTATATGAGCAAACTTCAAATCGAATTGAGTATCATATCCATAAAAAAGAGCAATCTTTGCTGCGTCAAGCTCAAGTGAATATCAAAGATATGCAGTCAAAAAACCCGTCGCATTTTGGATCGCTAAATTTAGTTGATCATCTTGAGTTATATCATCAATTTTCAAATATGTTTTTAATTCTGCTAGAGTGATCATAATTTTTATATTTTATATATCTAAATCGTTTAATGTGACATCAATCATATATCAATTTGCTTCACTTGACACAAATGTGTCATTATCACTTACACTTTCAACAGTTACTTTTACATCTGTTTTTTCTCTAAATACCATAAATCAATTATTTTCATAATTATATGATTGACTACTTGTAATATAAACATCTCTTGCAGCATTAAATACTCAACCAAAAGGTCTTGCTCTTACTGTGACTTCTGCACTTCAAGCAGCTCCGCTAGCTCTACCCATTTGAATATTTCATTTATCAATAGCAATAATTTTTCATAATGGAACTGTAAAAGCCATTATTGTTGTTTGATTTCTTAATGCGGGCATTCTAGCAAAAACATTTGTAGTTGTTGTAGTATGTTTCAAAGTTAATATTCATTGATTAGTTCAAGTCGATCAAGCAGTTAATGTTTGAATTCTGTTTGCTCTCCAATATGTCTGAACTCATAAACTAACTGGAGTAGTTCAATTTAGAGTCACAGTAATACTCGGCATTTGATTATAGTCTTCATCTAATAATCAAGAAATTACAACTGTTCTTGCTCAAGTTCATCAGTCTGTGTCTAAAGGACTTGCGCTTGATATTTCTAAGGTTTCAGCAACTCAAAAAGTAGGCAATCAAGTATACAATCACCCTCAATGCCAAACATCTTCTGGAGTTGTTCATGTGTCAATTTCCGGATTTTGTCAAAATTTTTCAAATGGAGTTATTCAAACCAATCTTCATAAAGCTGTTTCCAATTTAAAGATTGGCTCTATAAAATTACTATTTGCAATTTGTCTTGTTTTCATATCTTAAAATATTAAGAATTATTTATTTTTATTTGCAAGTTCTTTTTCTTGTCTTTCATTTTCTTTTTTAATTGCTGCTTTTTCTTCTTTTTTAGCTTTTTTTGCAGCTTCAATTTCTTTTTCTCTTTCTGATTTGATTTCTTTTTCATTTTTTTCAAGAACAACTCTTCAATTTTTATTCGTTAAGTCATCTTTTGTTTTTTCAACATATCATTCACCATAAGCGGCAAAAAGATCTTCTCTCATGTCAACAACATCACCATTTTTCCCATGTTTACAATTACAAAGAAGTTTTGTTCTAATTGTTTTATATTCGATTTTTTCTTCTTCTGTTTCAACAACTTCTTCTTCTGATTCTTCTTCAACAATTTCTTCATTTTCTTCATTTTCTTCAAGATCTCAATTTTGTTCACTTTCTTCTTGATCTTGAGTTTCAACTTCTTCTGTTTCAACAGTTTCAGTTTCTTCAACAATTTCTTCATCTTGAGTTTCTTTTCCGTTATTTTTGCTCATAATAAATATATTAAAATTATAAATTAATAGGAAGAGAAGATCTCTCTTCTCCTCTTATAGTTTACAATTAAGCAGCAGCAGTTTTTAAAACAGCGAATGCAGTAGGAATCAAATTGATTCATGCAACTCTCTCTGAAATTAATTGAGATTTGATTTGTTTTTCAAAATCTCCACTAGCATATCAAACTTCAGTTGAAATTTGTTTTCTATCACCAAAAGCGAAGAAAGCAAACGCACCGAAAGCAAGAAATTTAGTTGAAACCGCGTCATCTGAATCGTCCGGACATACTTCATTTAATTCGATAGGATACCCGAACATTGTGAATGTATCTGGAGCAGTTATGCTTTCTCTCATGATAGGTCTTCAAGTAGTATCAACAATTGATTCTATATGATTAAACACATCTTGAGACATAGCCCAAACATTTTTTCCTTTACTTGCTTTTTTATATTTTGCTTTAACGGCATTTTTAACAGCAAGCAAGTTTCAATATGTCACATCTGCAAAAGAAGTTTTTGTTGCAGCCATAGTCACAACATTAACACTTGCGTCAACAAGAATTCATGTCATGTTTGATCATGCACCACTTCAAGTAAGAACTTGAGCGTCTTCTAATTCTGCAAGAGCTTCTGCCGCTAATTTAGCAACAAGAGTCATTACTTCTTCATTTGTCATGTTATCATCAATCAATTCTTGAGTTGACTTAACAAGAACAGCAAACTTTTTAGCAGAAAGAATTTTTCTACCAAATTGCGGAGTTGAAGCCGTAACAGCTGCCCCCTCGTCAACTATATATGCAGTTGCTCAAGTTGATAAAGTAGTCACATCTTTTGAGTCTGTTGACATTCCAAAGATAGAACAATATTTTCTTGCAAATCAAGAAATTTCAGCAACTCTGATCACTTCTTTATGAAATTCACTCGGAACTAAATATCCACCATCTGCGTCAACTCATTCTGATAAAGTTTTCACTTCTTCAAAATTACCTTTTATAAACGCTCTGAAAAATTTCCCTATTTTTTCTCTTTTTTCTGAAACACTTCAATCTTTTGTTTTCTTAGATAAAGTTTTCACTTCTGCAACATCTTTTTGAAGAGCTTCAAGAGTTGTGTTGAACTCTTTTGTTCATTCTTCAACTTGTTCTTTTATTGTTTTTTCTAAAACCGGAGCAAGTTCTTTTACTATTTCTTTAACTTCCATGATATAAAAATTATATATATAAAATAAAACTAAAGCACTATTTTGCACTCGTTTTTGTCTTTTCAAGATAGGCTGACAAACCTTTGACAAGATCTTGAGCGTCTTTTCTTGATTCCTCAAGAGTTTTTCATTTCGCCTTGTCTTCGGCAAAAGTTTTGATTTGACTTTTCATTTCTGAAACCTCATCTCTTAACACTTTTATAATATTTAAAAGATCTTTCAAGTCAACTTGAGTTTTGTTCAAATATTCTTTGAATCCTTTTTCAAATTCCTCAACCGTCACAATCTTTTCAATTTTCATGTCACTATATTTTGACATATTAATTCTTGAAGTTCTTGTTTTCGGTCAATCTTCACTTCTGATATGATCATGAATTGTAAAAATCGGATTTTCTTTTGAAGCAACAAGAGCTTCATCTCACCATGTCAAAATTTCTTCTCAATTATCAAATTTTTGAATCACTTTTCACATTCTCGGCAATTGTTTCTCGCTCGGATAAATATTTTCAACCTCTGTTCAATCTTCTCTCGTCCACCTTTCAATATTTCTATATGTCACCATGTCTCAAACTTTTAGATCTTCGGCTTTTACATTTTCACTTGTAAATTCTTTTAATATTCAAAGATCTAAACATTTTTGATATGTTTTTCCGTCAAGCGATAATGCTTCGGGATTTGCCGGAACAGCAACAAAAGAAAATTCAAGCATTTCACTTTTTGTGATTGTTGTTTTGTCTTTATCATCTCTTTGTTTTGCTATAAATCAAATTGAAACAGTTTTCACAAATCATTGATTATATAAAGTTCTGATCAATTCTGCTTTTTCAATTCCTTTTGCAAATACTCATTCTGCATAAGTCACTCATTTTTCTTGATAAATTTTCAAAGTTTTTCAAACAATAGAATCAATTTTATATGAATGATCAACCAAAACAACGGGATTCTTCCTATAATTCTTGAATTCAATTCAATCTGCTTTGATTACTTCTCAATCTCTGTCAACTCATTCAGTAGTGACAACAACTTTGAATTGATATTCTTTGTCATCTTCGATTTCTTTTAATTCCGCCATTTTTGCTGCGAATTGTTCTGAATCAAACATTGATTTCAAATCCTTTTCAAGATTTTGTTCAATCTTTTTAATGCTCATAATAATAAAATTAATTTTTAAAATATTTTAATAAGAACTTTGCTCATTTATAACAACTATATCAATATCACTCGCATTTGCAAGGTCATAGTGTCATTTGAAAGTCAAATTTTCTCTCATTATGTCATTTAATCCTCAATCACTTTCATGATCTTCGAATGTAACTTTTGCAATATCAATTGTGACTGTTGGATTGTCTGACGCTCAAATTGTTGTCGCAGTATCAATGATTTGAATTCTCATTGCTTTTATTGTTCAGTCTTTTACATAATCTTGATAAACTGTATCATTTTTTAATTTTGTGAATGTTCAATCGATTGAAAAACCTTTATTGAATATATCTCAAAGATCAACTCATGAAGTAAAACAAAAACCATCTTCAAGTTCTTGAGTCAAATTCAATTCTACACTTTCAATACATAATGCGTCCGCTGCGTCTAATCATGCAACCGTGTCCGCAAATTTAACTGTTACATTTTTTGCATAAAGAGTATTGTCCGCAACATACGCTTTTGTTAGAGTTGCAGTTTCTGCCGCTTTTGCTCTTAATCATGCTTTCATCATAACAGCTTCACCGACACTTGCTGAAATTCACAATGATTCAATCATTGCAAGAGCAAATTGTTCTCATGCAATCGGAGTTTTCTTTGAAATAGTTAAACTTTGTTTACTGTTTGTATTGTTCATTGAAAAATCATGTTGATATGCTCATGCCGAAGCAGCAGCACTCGAAACGCTTCACAATAAAGACAATAGAAAATATCAAATCGATTTCGTTGCAAGAATTCATTCAATTTCTCATTCTGCATATTGTTTTATCCTTTCACTTTCACTTGTAGTCATAAGAACTCAAAGAGCCGATTCATCTTGCACATTTTCAACAGTATCTTCAAAATTTGCGTCAGTTTGTTTCACCCAAACACTCGGATCGACGGCAGTTCATCTTGTTGCTTCTTTAGCAATTCAATATCACTCTAATCTTCAAATATGATTCATAATCAATATATTTAATAAATAAAATATATATTCAATTTATTGATTTTTTACCTTTTTCATAGTTATTTGAATAAACTCGTTGAATTTTTCAACATCATATCTTATCTTTGCTTTTACTCTTTTTTCAAATTTCCAATACGAAGTTCTGTCTTCAAAATATAATTTTCTCATGATCTGCTTCTTTGATAATTTCGGAATTCAAAAATGAAAGATAATAAAATCTTTTTCTTTAAGTTTCAAAGTTTTCCATGTGTCATCACATATCCATGAAAGACATCTCGGCTTTTTAATATTAAAAGTCATAATATATAAATTATCAAATAGAAAAATCAAGATCACTCATGTCAGTTCAACCCAATAAATGAGTCATTCAATATCTTGCTGCGTCAATACAATGATTATTTTTATCTTTCGGGATCGGACGCTTGTCTTTATCTTTTAGAGTTTTTCAGTTCTTATCAACAGCCCAAACATATTTTTTAAATTCTTTGATTGTTTTGAAACTCTTTTCAGTTATAAGTATTTTATATCTTTTCATGAACTTCAATCAAGTCACAACGGATCAAGGTCATTTCTTAACTCATTCAATATTGTATCATGCTTCAAATAATTCTTCATTTGATTTTTGTTCACTTGAATCCGCCCGAATCTTTGAGCTTTTATCAACTCAATTGATTTCATAATGTCATTGAATCGAGTTTTGTGCTTGAGATTCATCAATATAAGTATTTACAAGATTATGTTCATAAATGATTTCGTTTAAATATATGATTGATCATTCACCTTTCCAAACTTCAATCAATGTTGTTGGATCTGTTGTGAATCAATAATCTTGTCAATATCATACAAAAGTTGCATTTTCGGGGATCTCAACACATGAATCCCAATGAATTCACTCTTTGAATATTGCTCACTTGATCTTTCAATATGATCAATTTCAATAAACTTCCCATTCTGCCGGATCAAGCTCTTTCAATGCAAGAATTTCAGCAACAATTGAATCACTCAAGAATCAATTATCTCTGAAAGTTGAGACAATCAATTCAACATCTCAAATTGCTTTTGCTCTTTTCTGTTCAATTTCAGTATTCAACCACACTTCATCATCATCGGGATTCCAATCAAGCAATGCCGGTCATTCAGTTCTCATCAATAATTGATTAAAAACCTTTCTTTTGATCTGATCTGCTTCATTACAATATAAAATCTTTCTACGCGGTCACTTTGCTTTTCAGAAATCATCTAATCAAATAAATTCAAGAACTCTTCATTCATATTCATAAGTTAAATTTGATTTGTTTTCTTTGATCACCGATCATCATGAAAGACGACTTGATAGAATATATCATTCATCATCAACAATATTTTTCCAATCTCTCAAAACTGATCATTCAATCTGACTTCTAAATTGTCTGACTACTGATCAAACTCATTTCATAAACCACTCATTCTCTCTGAATTCTCAAGTTATAAGCCGCTTAAAAAAAAGCTGCATGATAGAATAAGTCTTTGAGCTTGAACTCCCTCATCTATTCAAAACAACCCTTTTTGTAGTTTCATATATTCTGTCGAAATTTCTTGAAGTCTCCATTTTGTCAAGTTTATCTATTTAAAGCAATTGTATTTTTCAAAACCCCGTGAATTTTCTATCATTTATATATATTATACAACATCATTTTCATCTTTCTGTTCGTTTCAATCTTTATCAAGATTTTCATATTTACTTTTTTATGTTCGATCAC